CCTTCTTGACATTGACTAATTTACCAGACTCTGCAACTGCTTGAAGCAGGTCGTTTTGACGACACAAAAATGCAGGGACTTGGTATGCGTCTACATAGTTGGATAGGATCGCAACGTCTTGTGGTTCATGGACATCGGTGATGACTTTGTAACCTGCATCACGCAGTTTTTCAAAGATCTTGATTGCAAATCTAAGTCCATGTCCACGAAAACTTTTATGACTGGATCGGTTTGCCTTGTCAAAGGATGCCTTGAAGTAATAATCTACACCTTCGGGTAGATTTTCAGTAATAGTTTTCGCCACTAGAAATGCATCTTCTTCAGACTCTAGTAGACATGGGCCTGCAAACAGTTTCATTCTACGTTATACTTCTTTCACTAATTATACCATGATGGCACAGTATTTTCCAGAGTACAATAGACTAAGAGAGTGTTGGGTTGGTCGTGCATACGACTCTTCACTCGTAACTGATACATTTGTTAAAGATATCCTTGACGAAACCGAAGAGGATCTGTCAAACTTTAGTCAAATGCTACGAGATCTGGAAGTCGAAGTCAAACGACCGACTTATAAAAATCCTGATGTAACTCGGAAACCACAACTCCTACATGCACGGGATCATCTCCAGTATCTTAACGGCAAACTTTATGTCGGTCCAAGGTATGAAGATAATATTGCTGATTGGTTGGAGTTGCTTGATAATCGAACTCCTTTTGTCACTCTGGATAATCTCTGTGCGCCTTCTGTAGTTCGTGCCGACAGAGTTTACTTTGATGCAGTATCATGGACACGTAAACGTTTTGAGTATTTTCAACATGGGAATCCTGATCTGCCTTGTGTTTTTGAACGACTCTCTTCTCGCGATTTTAACATCGAACGTCATACAGATGGTGTATTCTGTGTAGTCAAGGAAGGTGTAATCATCTCCACCCCACAAGGACGTAACCTAGAGTATCTGTTCCCAGAATGGGATATCTTATATCTTGATCAGAATACTCAGGATCTTAATGATATGGCGAAGACCAAGGGTAAGTTTGTTTGGTCTCCAGATCAGATTCCTGATGATTACAGAGATTGGGTAGGATATTCACCCGAAACTTTCTTTGATGTTAATGCACTTGCTGTTGATGAGAAACACTTCATGTGTACTCGATACAATAAACAGGTGTTTGATTTCCTGAAGAAACATAAGGTGGAACCTATCATTGTTCCTTTCCGACATAGATATTTGTGGGACGGTGGACTCCATTGTATGACGTTCGATTTTATTAGAGATGCATATCAACAGTAGTCTTTATAACGCCGAGATTATTCATGAACCTTGGCCCTATACAGTTATTGATGATTTTTTTACCAAAGATACTTGGGAAAAGTTAAGTCAAATATCGAAGTATATTTTATCGGATACTCCCAATGAATATTTGAAAAACTGTATTCAAAAAGGAAAAGAAACTACAGTTGGTGGAAAGGTATTCAATATCTGGGAACTTATTCAATCTGGAGTTCCCGAAGACATTGTTGAGTGTTATTGGGATGCATGTGAAGAGATTCTAGAAAATAGGGAAAGAATTTACAGTCAGTTTCCTTACCATAAACCTGATGCAGATTCATTAATGAAACCATGTTTGAATTTAGACTTCGAGGGAAATTGGTATGAACCGCATCCAGATTCTGACACAAAAGTCATTAGTCTCATTTGTTATCTTGATCCAGAGGAAAGTGAAGGTACTGCATTGCATACTGACGAAACCCATGATAGTATGGTAGGGAGACTGGATTGGAAACCAAACAGATGTATGGTTTTTTGTCCAAGTGAACATACTTGGCATTCTTTTAGATGTCAGTCCAAACATAGATTAGTTCTTGCTATGTTTGTTGAACGTTATATTTTCAATAGACCAAAGAGAATTAGAGATAGGCACACATTTTCTAACGGTAAAGTTGCTGAGTTCTGGTATGACAATGGTTAAAATTCAAGTCGGAGATTACGTCAAGTACAATGGATGTACGAAAGAACAAATCCGTTGGGGTAATAATGATGATCCAAATGATCAACTTATGATCAATGGTACATATTATGTGACTAAAGTAGATATTAGGTCATCTCATACCAAAGTCTCTTTGCGTGGCATTGAGGGTAAATTTAATAGTGTATGCTTTGATGTCTTAAGTGGGGGATATGACTACAAATGAAAAAGATTCGTAGGGTAATTCAAAAAGACCAGAATCTTATGCATTTGACCTGGATGGTCAATAACATTTGTCAGAATAAGTGTGCCTATTGTATTCCTGGACTGAATAGTGGTAAAGGGCACCACTATAAGTGGGAAAATGCGAAGAGATTCATGGATATTCTTTTTGAAAGATATCCTAAGATTCATTGTTCTGTTACTGGTGGAGAACCAAGTATTAGTTCTTTCTTTCCCGAACTAGTTCAACGATTTGTTGATGCTGGACACACCATAGGAACAACCACGAATGGATTCAAACCTGTGGAGTATTGGAAAGATATTTCTAAAAACCTCAGTTATGTTTGTTTTTCATATCATCCAGAACATCCAACAGAAGATTTTCTAGAAAAAGTTCTTTACTGTTCTCTCAATACAATGGTGACAGTAAGAATCATGATGCATCCAAGATACTGGGATCATTGTGTGGAAGTTTATAATGATATCAAAGATATTCCAACAATCTTTGTAGAACCTGTTCGGTGTCTTGATTGGGGTAGCGTTGATAGAACGGTTCACTTATACGACGAAAACCAACTTGCATGGTTCAGAGATGCCGAGTCTTCTCTGGGTCATGAAAAATACTTAGAGACTGACGAAAAGTTCAATAGAACTCCAGATATCACTGCCGATTTCGAGATGGACGATGAAACCATTGAGAGTGGTACAAATACTCTGGATTATATTAATTCAGGACAAACAAACTTTAAAGGATATGTTTGTGAAGTTGGTTTGAAGAGTTTGTTTATTGATCACTCTGGTGAAATCTTCTTGGGCAATTGTTGCATTGGTGGTCCACAGGGTCACATGGATGAACCAGATGAAATTCAATGGCCTACCAAGAGGGTAATTTGTTCAAAACATATCTGCCACTGCTCCATCGATGTCAACATAAATAAGTGGACTAGGGGATATTTTAGAAAATGAGAGTTGACAAACCCTGGGGTTGGTATAAAGACCTTGAGAGAACACCTAACCTTGTTATCAAAAAGATTTATATCAAACCTTTTTCTAAGTTTTCACTTCAAAAACATTACGAAAGAGAGGAATTCTGGTATATTGTCAGTGGATATGGTAAACTGACTCTTGATGATACGCTTCACACGGTTGGACCTGGTGACTCTTATAAAATTAAGAAAGAACAAGTTCATCGGTTGGAAGCATATGCCGATGGTATAACTTTCGTGGAGGTACAAAGTGGAGAATGCAGAGAAAACGACATCTACAGAATCGAAGACGACTACGGAAGAGAAAACCCTTAAACCACCAATCGCACAATTAATTGGATTGGGCTTGTTTTTCTTTGGTACACTTGGTATAATCTATGCTGGATACGTCCATGGAAAAATGCATTTGTTGACAACACTTAAAAACGCTAAAGAATTTTATGGCTAAGAAACAACATGTCACCAAGTCAGGTGACACTTTTGAGTGGGACGAAACTGAAGAAGTGCGTAAGGCAGTTGAAAGACTGCATCAAAATATTCGAGATCTTGAAAAGGATCATGGCAAAAAAGGCGGAGACTACGGAGTAGGTAAATGAAAATTTTTCTTGACACTGCAGATTACGATGCAATCTCTATGAGATATGACACTGGTCTTCTCGATGGAGTTACAACTAATCCCAGTCTTATTAAAAAGAGTGGTGAGGATCCTTATGAGGCAATCAAAACAATCTCAGAGTCCTTTCCCACACTGCAATCTATTTCTGCAGAAGTAGTTGCAGACCTGGCATGTGATATGGTTGAACAGGCCAAACCTTTCATGGAACTAGATAATGTAACGATCAAAGTTCCTTGTACTGTTGAAGGTCTGAGAGCTTGTCGTCAACTACGCGACTTAGGTGCAACGGTCAATGTTACCCTTATCTTCTCTGCTGCTCAGGCTGTGCTTGCTGCTAAGGCTGGTGCAACTTATGTCTCTCCTTTTGTTGGGCGGCTTACTGACAATGGTTTTGATGGTCTTGATCTGATTAAGACGATCTATGACATCTATGTCAAAGATGGTTGTCGCACTGAGATTCTTGCTGCATCTGTTCGTAGTCCCGAGGTTGTCGCACTTTGTTATCGTGAAGGTTCTGATATCGTGACAATGCCACCTGGAGTTTTTGATCGTATGTATGAAAGTGTCCTAACTAGAGAAGGTCTTGCTATCTTCCAGAAAGACTGGGATTCTATCAATAAGTGATATGTACGAAGAACTAAACTGTTTTGAAGAAGCACTGAAACACTTTGGAACTAGAGTTGAGGTTATCTGTGCTATGGAACTTGGCGGCAGAATCGATCCTGAAGATGCCTATCAGATGATCAAAGATGAAATGAAGGAAGTGAAAAAGTGCCGTAAAAAGTTTAACAAAGACGGTGAGTGCGATAAATAAATTACACAGGTAAAGTATTATGGCTGCGGAAATTACTTCTAATGGTATTCAATTTAGTGATTCTACTAATGTGAATAGTAGAGGTTGGATGACTCCAGATGGAACTTCAATGTTTTTCTTTCAGTCATCCGCACCTACTCACTGGGTAAAGAGTACTTCCCACAACGATAAAATGCTTAGAGTTGTGACTGGAAATGGTGGTGGATCTGGAGGTAGTATCAGTTTTACTACTTTTACTGGTAGAAGTTTTACATTTCCATATTCATCCAGTAGTTCAACAGATAATAAATCTCTAAACTCAAATCAAATTCCTTCACATACCCATGCCAGTGAAGGAACTGCACTTCAACAGTTCCCTCAAAATCCAAACGGAACATATAATGGTGGAGATGTAAGACAAGGTGGTGGGTGGACAAGAAGCTTTAATTCTACTGGAGATGTTACTGGACCTGGACAACATAACCATCCGTTCAGTTCATCTGGTACGAGTCCAGACATTTCGTGTAATATCAATGTTCAGTATATTGATATCATTCAGTGCAACTTCGATATTGACGCATAATAAATAACCATAGCAAACCCTTATCATCCCGTGAAATAAAATGGCAGCAGAAATAGATGGAACTGGTATTGTCTTTAGTGATTCTACTCGACTAGATTCATATTATGATATTTTTGCACAAGGAACTAGTTCAATATTCTTTCAGTCAGCTGCTCCAACGGGGTGGTCAAAAAGCAGTTCCAACAATAATAAAGCTCTTAGAGTTGTATCTGGATCTGGTGGTGGCACTGGTGGATCAAATAGTTTTACTAGTGCATTTCCATCTTCAAAACCAGTTTCTGGTAACTTCCCTATTTCTGGAACGGTTGGTAACCACACTTTAACGTCAAACCAACTTCCAAGTCACACTCACGCTAATGGTGGTTCAGTTACATTGAGTCCTGGTGGCGGTGATGTAAGATCTGGTGGTGGATGGTCTCGAAGCACTCCAAGCACTGGTAACAATACTACT